TAACCCATTATTTTCATATTGATTGAGATAATTATTAACCATACTAACAGCAACACCAATAGACTTACTTATTTCTCTTTGTGTGATGTGTTGATCTTTTTCAATAAGATCTAATATCATAAACTCTTTGTACAAAAGTGTTGGCTTGAAAAACGAGTTATCACTCATGACTTCACCATCCATTGTTCAATAATTGAATAATTCTATTTTATATGATTAATATATATTTTACAAGGACAAACTGAGATTTTTGTTTAAAAAACGAACATTTATTTCAAATGACTTTCGAAGGACTGTAAAATAATCTTTAAAAGCAAAAAAAGCCATTGCATGATATTACTCACACAATGGCTTTAGGGTGTTCTAAAATTATTCTATTTATTCTCTGTTAACAGTTTCTCTGCAATAATTCTTTCTGCTTCAGATAGACTTGATTTTCCATGCATTTTATTACTAAAGGAAATATACTCATCTATAATGGATTCTATCTTACTTTGGTTATCTTCAATGAAGTGTACTGCCTTTTCAGTGGATCCAGTTAAGTTAGATACCCATTCACTTAATCTTCCAATAACCGCATGCTTCTTATCTTCTCCATTAAGATATGTTTCACCTTTTGATTTTGCGAGTTGATTCTTTTCTTCAACAATCATAATAAATTCTTTGATTGTCTTTTGTATCGACTCATCAAAAACGATATCTTTTGCTTTAGATACTAGTTCTGATACGGCTTCAGATGAGAGTTTGATATCTTCCTTTACTTCTCTGACAATCGATGCTAGGTTCTTATTGTCTTTAAGTTTTGATGTAATATAAAGCGCTGCTAATACGATATTAAGTATTAATAGTATGATTTCAAGTATTGTCATTTTTTTGTCCTCCTAGACGTTTATAAATATTGACTTGCGAATCCTCTAATCTTGAAACACGATGTTCAAGGACATTGACATCTTTTTTTAAAGATCTAATGTCTTGTGAATGCATTTCAAGTAAGTTGAGCATTTTTACATTTTGACGATCTATTTTTTGAAGATTATTTAATATCTCATCATTGCTGGTCTTGCTCTTTTTATCTTGTCTATTAAATTGTTTAATGGTTGTAAGGATTACCACAACCATAGTAACGATCCAATAGATGAGATTTTCCATTCTAAAAAATGTAATCAAATTATCCCAGTCCAACTTATGTCATCCCTTCTATGTATTTTTCTATAAAACAAATTGATTCTTCAATTAACTCATAATACTTACTACCTTTGATATTATCCCAGTTATTCTTGAAATCTAACATATAAGACCGCCAGGGTTCAGGACACACAAGTTCACATTTACCTGTCTTTTCGAAATGTTCAATCATCCCTCGATATCTTAAAAAATGATAATGTGATTTAAATGACTTAGCCATTTCATATCTTGATTTACCATACTCAAGTCCAGCAATTAATATACCTTTTAAAAATGCTTTATGATCAATGTCTAAAAGCTTATCAACGGTTTCTTTAAAATCAGGGTCTATATGGATTAAAGTATTATTTAGACTTAAAAGGGTATCCGTACTTGCTCTATGATAAGCAGTAATCGTTTCATCAAAAGCATGTCTTTGTAAAAACCTTTCTTTTGAAAAGATAAACAAATCAATTTGTCCTAAGTTTAAATGAATATTATCTTTAAAGTCCTCTAGGACTACTGTTACATCGGTATCACTAAGTTCATCATTAATCCCATAAGCAATTGAACCACTATAATAAGCTAGCAAAATTTTATGATAAGGAAATATCCCTTTAATTTTCGTTAGGATTAAGTCCATCATCAATAACCGGTTCAATAACAGGTTCTAACACATCAAAATCATCAATGGCATCTTCAAACCCGATGACATTTTCTTTTAGCCAAAGATAGCCCCTTTCAATAGGGTTTACATTTAAAAAACTTTTAAAATCACCAAAAGGGATCTCAATATCTATTTCTTCAATTGGTTGATTAAAGTTTGCCCTTGCTTCTTTTGAGATATAAGTTGCGACACATAAACTAATTTTCTTATTTGAATAACTGATATTAAATGCTGTAATCCTATGATAAGAAGCACCAATACCAAACTTTGTTTCTAACTGTCTAATAATTGCCATAATAACCTACTTTCTTTTCATCCTGTATAAGGTAACTGCGATGGAATCTGGTGAACCTATGTTAAGTCCTGTGTTGATATAGATTGCGCCTAAATTCCCATTAAATGAGTGCACAAAATCAGCCAGCTTGATTGAGTTATCACTTTGTCCTGATAAGGTGGATATACTTTCCCCATAGGCTACCCACTGGTCTGTGTCATTATAGCTAGACTTAAAAGTTGGTGATAGTTCAAAATCAATCACCTTTGTCACACCGCTAGTAATCACAGGACCACTGGTGTAACTATCTTCAATATAGTGAACAGTTGAATTCTTACCTGTTCTTGTATCATGAACACTATCTTCAGTGTTTACATAATGAACAAGATAAGATCCTTGTAAATTTGATAAAGCACTTGTTCTGTAATAAATGTAAGTGTCTGATACATCTGCAGAACTACCTAGAGTTGATGAGATAATATGCACTTTATAAATATAATCTGGATCAAAGTTATGCTGAAGTGTATGGGTATATCCATAGCCTTCATAGTAATAAACAACTTCCATTTCACCACCGATTTTTACAACTGATGATGAGCCTCTTGCATATAAGGCATTAGAACCATAATCAAAGGCTAACTCACCAAGATAGGATAGTTTAGATGTTGTTGGTGTTGTGTTTCCTCTTTTGACTCTAATAATGGCCATTAATAAGTACCACCATCAATAACCGATGACGGTGTGAGTACCTTCGACACATCAATACCAAGCTTATATTTTATTTTTGTCGGTGTATAGCCTGTATCAACCACTGGAAAGTATTTGAGTGCATTGGTAATAACTGTTGAATCATAGTTTGCTTCACTAGAAGCTAAAGCCATACCATCTGCAGAGATGATTTCTGTTATCTTTGCATTGGTTAATTTTGTCCTTTGTGAAGTTGTTAAATGCAAGTTACTTGAGACGTGTCCATTATAAGTCGTTGCTGCAACCCCGCCTAAATCTCCAAGGGTTACAGTTACAGCTCCTGTTGATCCATTCACGCTTGTAACGGCATCCGTTGGCGTTAAGAGTTCTTGCCAGTTGGCTAGGGTTGAATAAGGCGTTGCTTTTAAGATGAATGATTTATTTAAATCTGTTCTTACTGCAACATCCCCTTCTTGTGCTGTGGATAAGCCAAGCATGGCTGTTTGACTTGCAACCACAAAGGTATTCGTCATTGCGATTTTAGGAACAACACTATCTGCGAGTTTTCCACTTGAGTTTAAAACTGGAATATTACCATTGCCTGTCCCTGTGTTTTTAGTTGCAGCTGTACCAAGACCAAGTGCCGTAATTTTTGTATCGATTTGATCATCAACTTTACCTGCAGATGGTATTTTTAGATAATCACTATCTGCAAGTGGAACTGAACTTGATGCGACTTTATCCGCTTTTGCAATATATAAATGTTCCCCATTAAAATCGACTTGGGGCTCCCCTGCTTTTACTGTCCCTGTTGTTCCTACAAGGGGTCCTGTTCCTGCAGATGTTCTTCTTTTAATTTGAATTATTGCCATAACTTCCTCCTATTTTTTTAAATATACTGATGTTATATTGTGAGATGTGTTTCCACAACTTAAAGTTACTGTTCCCGATACATATAAAACACTTAAGGTATAATCAGCTCCAGCATACCTGTAGCTGATATTTCTATTCGATCCAACATTGATAAATAAACTATCTCCTGGAAAGCTAATAATCGTTGTATTGTTAATCAGTACATACACAAGTGATTCAGATAACTCTACAGATGATGTATTGAAAAACTGATATACTCCGTTAGATACCTTGGTTAGATTTTTTCTAACAGGTCTATATCTATCGAGTAACTTATTTTCCAAATCCGCAATTTTATCTTTATCATTTAAAATGACTTTTCTTACATACGTTTGATTAATCGATACGGATGTGGTTGTCTTTGTATATGCGCATAAAACAAATTCATAGAGTCCTTCTGTTATTAGTAAATTTGTTAAAACAAGTGATGGATAACCACTGGCTTGTTCTTTTAAATAAAGACTCACTTCATTGGTTGCGGTATTAAAACCAAGCACGACATAGCCATTCTTATTTGAATCTGGTGTAATACCAATTGTAGTTTGGTTTTCAATATAGATGATTCTGCCATATACAGAAATATAGCCATCTTGAAATGTTAAAGTGTTGTTTGCGAGTGTAACTTGACACTCATTTTTAAGTCCTTTTAAAATGCCAATATCTTTTGAATAAAAAAAGTGATACAAATCTGCATCAATTTTCGCTGTGACATTGCCACTTTCAAAGGTTACTTTTTGAATTCCCATTAGAATTCACCTCCATCTAAATTAGTATTGGTTATTGTAACGTTACTTGTTTGATTTGTTTTTGCCTTACTTAAGAGTTGTATCTTCTCAGTTAGTTTTACTCGGTATTCACCAAGTGTGATTTTAGCCACTTTAAGTGAATCTTTAAATAAAATCCCAGTAACTACTGTATCGTAAGTTTTATGCTTATGAATGAATGATATATAATCACCTAAATGAAAATTCATAAATGGTTTAAAGACTTTATTATTAAGATCTAAATTAAATGAAATATAATGATCAAGCTTAGAAGTCATCATTTCACTTCTTGCTTTTGTTTCTAAAGTCTCAACTTCTTTATCTCCATAAATATAAGATTTGGTCATAACTGAAATGTATCGATCTATGTGATTTGAATCATCAGTTATATCACCTGTTGTAAGTAGGTAATATGTTTTGATATCTTTACTGATTTCATTATCACTTCGTGGATAAAAAATAACTTTGTTAATGACTTGAGATGATGAGTCATTTGTCTCAATATTGAGTATCGATGAAAAGTTGCTTTTCATCACAAGCCCTTTATTCACATGAACAATTCTAAACAAGATACCACTGATTCTTCCTCTAACATAGATAACCTCAGTTTGAAAACTAATGCCATAGGTCTTAGAAACTAATTCAAAGAGTTTTGAAATACTTTCAATCTTATCTGCTTCAAAGGTTAATGAACCATTTACACTTGCATCTTTTTGAACGGTTAAATAATCTAAGTTTTGAAGTGAGTCTTCATTGAACTTAAAATGACTATGAATAACTTGATATAGATAATCGATTAAATCACCAGAATAACTAGACACTGGTATTTCTAAGTTAAAGATTTCTCTAAAATCTAGAGATTTAATAATTGTTGAATGATCATCTTTTTGTTCGATGCTTTCTAAGATACCGATGTATGAGAACACTTCATTGGATGCTACAACGATATCGCCAATACTTGTGTAGATATTAGCCTTGTTTGCTTTAAAGACTGAGCGTTGAATAAGCACCATATCAAGATTAATTTCATATTCACTTCCAACCGGTGCATAGTCTTTATATTGAAGGGTTTTTCTATCTAAAAATATGAGTTTCATCTTAGATACCCATATAGCCTTCAAGTAAAGTAATCTTGCATAAAGACTCAGTTGCGACCCCTGGTTTAAACTCAATCTCGTAATTCCCTTGATTCATGAATAAAAAATTATCTTCTTGAAAATCTTGTAAGCCATAAATATCGACAACTGATCCATTTTCTATCATGATCATTTCCTGTTTACTAGGTATTGCAGTGATTCTAAGTGTTGCACTATCTGATTCAGCATATACCTTAAACTTTGATATCACATATCCGTTCTTTAAGATTCTAACTTCAGGATGATAAAAAGCCCCATGGATTTCAATATTAATAGGCGCTTCATCAAGTCCTTGGTTGTTGACATTAATAATGCCTTGATAAGAACTTTCATAATGATAGGGATAAGTGTATGGATATACTTTTCCTGATTGGTTACCATTTGCGATAATCTCATAAGTTTTTTCTTTATACCACATGGATACTTTCTTAAAGACAATCTGACTTTGAATGGTTGATGCGACAAGTTCACCCTTTGATAAACTTAAAACATCCACATAACAATACGCCTTAAAGGCTGGTGTTTCATAATGAAGTTTTAGTGCTTCTTTCGACCTAGATAGATAATCAACAAATACTTTGTATCCAAGGTATCCTTTTAAGAAAATCAAAGTTTCAGTGATATCTGTTAATGGTAGTTTGCTTTCAGTTTTTGCAAAATACTTGTTGTATTCTAAATACTTAATATCTAAAGAAAACCCAAGTCCACTGGCTTGGGTTATGATGGTATGATTTTTATGGTTGAAATAATAAAGTTCACCATATTCATTTTCTAAATAAAATGCTCTGATCAAATGACATTACCTCCTAATGCTTGATTTATCGAATCAATATCAAACGTTGGTGAGGTTGTATTGATGGTGATGTGATTGGTATTTGCAGTACTTCTAGATGTATTGGTTGTATTAGAGGTCTGACTAGACCCTTTTAGGTTTAAAGTATCACTAAAAAAACCGCCAACCTTACCAAAGAAACCACCGACTTTATCTGCAGCTTTTCCTGCAAAATCACTGATGCCTTTTGTTACACTTGATGCAATATTACTAATACCTTCAGTCACATTACCAAAGACATTTTTTACCTTACCACCAAAGTCACCTATTTTTTTAGGGAGATCTCCAATCCATTCAAATATCTTTTGAATAAACTCAATAATTTTTTGCACAACTTTTAAGATTGGATCAAGTACTGTTTTTAACACTTTGATGGCTGGTACTAAGATTGCTTGTAAGACTTGACCTAGTGTAGTAATCAGAGGTGCTAAAGCTTCTAGGATTTCAGCAAACATTGTCACTTGCATAATCAGTGGCATCAAAAGTATATCTATTATAGGTACTAATAAATCGACTAACATTACCACCAAATCAATAATCACATCTAAGATTGGTGTAAGTGCAGTAAGTAAAGCATCAACAATCATCATGATTGGTGGTAAGAGTTGCATGAAGGTTTCCATGAGTCTATCAAGAAGTGCTCTAAACTCTTCACTCTGAAATAAAGCAAGCGCTAAAATGGCGATAAGCGCGCCTATCCCAAGGGTTGCAAAGTTTATACCTGCGCCAGCAAAAAGCCCCGCAGACCCCACACCCTTAAGCACCATGGCGACAATATTTAATAGCGGTCCAACCTTACCGACAATCGCAAGAACAGGACCTATTGCAGCAACTAAACCTATAAGCGTTGCAATCATTTTCTTTGTATCCGAATCTAAGTTATTCCACCTTGATATCCAGTCTTTAACAACAGGTATCATTTCATCTCTCACTTTAATAATAAGAGTTTGAATAACAGGCATAAGTGTACTTGCGATATCAACAGCTAAACTAGATAAGGCTTGTTTGGTTCTATCAAGTGCGTCAGTAAACTCTCCTGCTTGAGCTGCTTGTTCATTGGTTACAATCCCTAGTTCTCTAGCTTCTTTTCTTAAATCATCGATGACTTCAGCTTCTTTAGATAAAACAGGAATAATATCAGCTGCGACTCTTTCACTTAATAAATCATTGGCCACACCAACTCTAATGGTTTCATCTTTCACTTTACTTAAAGCATCTCTAATGATTAAGAATGCTTCATCTGTATTTTTACCTTTTAAGTCATCGACTGTTAAACCAATCAAACTTAAACTGTCAGCAAACTTATCTCCGTTACCAGTCGCGATATCACCTAAGATACCATTAACTTTAACAAAAGCTCTCTCCATACGTTCTGTGGACACCCCTAAGATAGTAGCCGTATGATTCCATTCTTGAAATGCTTCAGCTGATAAACCAATCTTTTCTGCAGTATCTCCAATCTCATCAGCTGTATAGGCAGTCTTAACAGAAAATGCTGTTAAAGCAGAAACGGCTCCTAGGATAGGAACCGTTACAGATTTAGTAAGTGTTGAACCAAGTTTACCAATTTTATCAAACTTAGCATTGCTTAATTCTTTGATTTTACTATTTGTGTTACTTAACTGGCTGTTGAGCTTTGCAAGTTCTGCTTCAGTGTATTGAACATTACGTTTGAGCTTATTAAACTCATCTTGACTCATGTCACCTATCTGAACTGCTTTTTTGGCTTTTTCAAGTTCTAGATTTTGTGTATCTAGTCTTTTCTTGGTTGTTTGTAAAATACTATTTAATTTATCTTGTTTTGATTTCCATAAATCAAGATTAGAACTATCATATCTTAAATTAGTATTGATAGCTTTTAAATCTTTATTCTGTTCTTTGAGATCTTTCTTTATATCTTTTAACTCGTTTTCTAAATCTCTACCATCAAGACTTAGTTTAATATTAAGTCCTTTGACTGTTTCTGCGATAATTCCACCTCCTATATTAGAAAGTTATCGATATCATGTTGTGTTGCTCTTTTAGTGGATTTATTGCCACTAATAACATTTTTTTCTAGTTCTACAATAGAAAAGTATGTCTCTAGATCAAATGATTTTGTATCTTCAATGGATAGTCCTAAATGCGCAAGATTAAATATGATATTAGCTGTAATATCTTTTTCTTCAATGTTATTTTGATTTGCTGGCTGGGGGTGTGCTTTTTTGAAATGTACCGAGCATTTCACCTATCGTATTCGTTAGATTTTGCAATTCATCTTGATTGCTTAGTAAACCAAAATCAAGAGACATTAAAAAGTCATTATATGATTGTTTGCTAAAAGGTCTATTGAGTACATAGATGATCCTAAAGATCGTGTCAATAACTGTAGATAAATCCTCTTCTTTTTTACCTGTTTTTTCTAACTTTTTTATATCACTAAAAAGTTCAGTTGAAAATACATTACGATAATCTATGATCGTAAATAATGATGAATGCAGGCGATAATCATGATCACCCAGTTTAAGTGTTTTTTCCATTAGCTACTCCTATAAGAATGTCGGCAACGTTGGTGATGTAGTCAAAAACGTTGCGTAGTTTGTATCTGTCGCACTGGCGATTGCTCTTAAGATTAAGTTATCTCCAGATTCAATTGGTCTAGCAGTAATGTTAAGCTCAATTGAATTAGCTTCAATGGAATCAGTCTTAGACTTACTTGAATCACCTGAAGGTGTCGCAGTACATAAGAAATACCAAATGCGTCTTGCTTTAACATCACCTTGGATTTCATAGCCTAAAGCAAATGTCTTAGTATCTGCATTAAGTATTTCTACTAAGTTCCCATTGGTATCTTCTAAAAAGCCAAAGATATCTTTTTTGAATGCTTCATCAATCTCGGTAAACTTTAATGTGACATTAGATCCTGAATTAGATACCAGAGTCTTAATCACTTTATCATCGGCATAGACTTGAGAACTACCACCGATTGCTTCAGTTGTGATTTCTTGTGCACCTTCTAATCGTTTAGGCACTCCAAAAGTCCAACTACCATCTTCTGTTTGTGTTGCTAGTGCATAATGCACATTGGTTAATCCAAATGTTACTTTATTTCCCATTGTTATAAAACCTCCAATTTGATTTCATATACTCGGTTTATTGAGCCGTCCTCATTTTGATATTCAGTGATCATTTGAAACCCATAACCACCATAATATAAAGATACCTCGAGTCTTTCTTCTAACTCGAGGTTCTTTTGTTTTGTTATTAAATTTATTTGTACTGATAAAATACGCATCGTCACATAGTCATCAGCGTATAAAGCACCTCTATTTGATACTTCTTGATAAATGATATAATCATCACCATGGTCGATGGCTTCTTTTTTTCCATAAGTTACCTCACCAGGAAGTACTGAACTTAATATTTGATAAAGTGATTCTAATATTTCTCTCATATCAATGTCCTTTTGTAATGATCTCTTTTATGTCTTCTAACATCTTTGGTGTATACATATCATAAGCTGGTCGCATAAAAGGTCTTGGTCCGACAAACTTACCACTTCGGTGTGTAAAACCAAACTCAAGTAGATGTGTGATGCCACCTTTACCTTCTGAATAAATAGAAATTGATTTATTTAATCCAGAGCCATTTGACTTTGCGACTAAAGTATCTGCAAAGGCATTCTTATAGCCACTCCTTGGTGCATTGCGTTTCATATACTTCAAGATATCCTCTGCAGTATCATCTAGTCTTTTTTCTAGCTTTGGTATGATATTTTCAACATAAGCATCAACTTCATCTTCAATGACTTTACTTAGATCATCAAGTGTAATCAATGATCTCACCTAACTTTATTGATGTTCTTTTTAGATAGAGTTCTATAAACTGTCCAATCTGATAAGTTCTTTCTACTTTATAGATAACATTTCCTATATCAACATACTTAGAACCATCATAGACAATACCTTGCACCTTAACGGCAACATCAATTCTTATATCTGACCGTTTGCTTTCATAATATTCTCTAGATGTAATCGAAAAGTTAATACCAACTACTTCTTTTTTTGAGACAAACTGATAGTTCATGACACCCATGGTGTTTGGAACCATCTCCAAGGTTAGCAAGTGCATTCTTATATTAGGGGAATTAGGATACATTTATCACGCGCTCCCTTTTGTTAATGCGAGTTGACCTACCAGCATATCAAATGACTTCGGTAGTTCTTTTGCGCTTCCATCGTTTTTAAAGCCGTAAAATGTCTTCACATAAATAATAATGACTGTACTAACCATTGGATTTGATTCATCATTTACGTAAGTTGGATCAATCCCACAACTTAAAAGGTAATGCTTGCAGCTATTGATGTGTGTTGTTAACTCATCATCAGCATAAGTCTCTACTTGGGGGATGAGTAAAGCCTTTTTTACAATTTCTAATATAGCCATGAAATCAATCCTTTCTTACTGAATTTATCCTGCAGGTGCAGCTTTCTTCTTAATACGTAAGAAGCCGTTATAACCTACTACGTTACCACCAGTGAATACTGAAGCTTTATAACTGATGATTCCGTCTTTAAATTTGTAATCTGTTGACTTGCCAATTTCTACCGGTGAGAAAACAGGAACTTCATAGTTTTTAAGTGCACCATAGGCAATACCATATTCACCCACAGCTGTATTACTATCAGAGATTGCTTTACAATAAGAGTTAATGATATAAGGAATTCCATCAATCGTTTTATTGACATAATCAATTGAGTGAACTTTGCGTCCTTCTTGAGTTTTAAGACCTGCAAATGCTCTTAAATCATTCTTATTCAAGATAAGCACTGCGCCACCTTCGACTTCTTCATCGCCACCATAAGCAAAGACAATGTCATCAAGCGTTGAATCTGTAATGGCCTCGATTTCAAGAGGCGCTTTATCAGCAAGTGCCACTGCAGCTTCACTAAAAATACCAGTGAATGTATTAGTAGTTCCTGCACCACGTAAGATTTGTTCACTAATTTTCTTTTTAAGTGAAATATTGATGTTTCTTAAGACTTCTGCTTGATATGGAATTGAAGGTAATTTTTCTAATTCTTCAGTAATTTCTGTATAAGCAGTAATCTTAACTTTTGAAATCGTTAAGTACCCAAATGCAGGTTCAGTCTCAGAATAAGCTGCACCTTCGGCAGTCGTTCCAGCGATCCCGTTTGCTTTTACAAATGATTTCTTATAGGTTTCACCACCATTTAAGTTGATCACATTTACACGATCAACTAAACTTGACACTTGAGCAAATGGAACTGGTGCAAGATTCGTTGATGTATGATCTGGTAGTAAGATTTCAGAACTTGATACTTGAATGACTCTGCTTTCTTTTAAGCTTTGTCCACGTGTTTCTAGTTTTTCTTTATCTACCATTTGGCGGTTATCAATTTGAATAGGTTTAAATTCTGTTTTAGAAGCAATCGCCATCTTCTTATCAATCGATGCTCTTTCTTCTTGAAGGGTTGTTGTTTCAGTGTCTAGTGCTTCTAGTTTTTCTAGATCAGCTTCACTGTCAACTAAGCTTCTAATTTCTTTTAATCGTGATTCGATTTCTTTTCTTCTTATTTCTAAATTCATGATTTTTTTCGCTCCTTAGATTTGTGATTTGATTTTGATACGTTTTTTAATTAAGTTTGATTTTTCATTTTGCTCTGCTAACTCCATAGTCTTTAGTTCCAACTCCATGGATTCTAAAGAACGAGCGTATATAGATGTTGCATCATATGCAGGTGTATCCACAACCGACACATCATACAATCTTTCTATCTTAGTAATGGTTCTTTTAGGAATGTCACCCTCACGGTTCCATACTTGTTCATCAACGGTAAAAGCAAAACTCATTTTATCCAAAAGTCCACTCCTCACCATTTTATAAATATCCTGGTTATGACTTGTATCTAAGAGTTCTGCTCTTACCTTTAAACCGATATGATCTACGGTTAACTCAAGGGATTTATTCTTGGTTCTCGCAATAATTAAAAAGGAGTCCATATGATTGTATTTCATAGGAACATCCTTCATTTTGGTTTCTTGTAGGGCTGTTGGTGATATCTCTTCAATAAATCCATAAGACTCATCCCCGATTAAGGTTTCGTTATTAAAAACTAATGCGTAACCTTCTAAGATCATCTTGCCTTCATCTTCATGAAGACTAACTTCTGCGAGTCTAGTTTCTTTTATCATTAGTTCTAACCTCAACTTTCTTTACTTGTTTTGGTTTTATTTCATGTTCATAGTCAAACTCAAGTTCAGCATCTTTATATGAAAATGAGTCTAGTTTTTCCTTCTTACAAAAATCAGTAATCGTTTTTGTTTTTTCTTTTTGAGTTTCTAAGATGCTTTTTAATGCTTCATTTGATATTTTTCCATTAATTGTTACTTTCATGGTCTTCTTCCTCTTTCTTTCCAACTTGATATAGGTTTGCTTTATCCGCATCCACAAAGTTTAATGACTGAAGTCGCTTGTTTCCACCTTCTATAGGTTCTAAACCAAGTAATGCTCTTGATTCATTTAAAGACATAATCCCTAAGCTCATCAGTTTTTCAATCGCAGTCACTTTTGTGTTCCAGGATGCATATTGTAATCGTTCACTAAAAAACACAATCTCTTCACCACGTTCTAATTGATTATTGGTAAGTAAACCTATAGAAAAAGCCTCGCTAAGTTGAATAGCTAAAGGCTCAATGGTTGACTCGTAAAACGAGTTATATTCATCTTCTGTGTACTTATTTGTAAAGATTGGTACTGATACACCAAAGTAATCTAAAATCTTTGACTGCAAGAATTCTAACGTGTCTTTATCTATTAATTTTGGGTCTACATCTAAGGGGATATATTCGCTCTTTAAATCAATCGGGATAATTGAACTACCTTTATTATTAACGGAATCAGAAAGTGCACTATCAAAGAGTTCTCTTTGTTTTTTCTTATCTGCTTCAGATAACATCCCGTTCATTTTCACAATCCCTTTAATCTGCATGGAGGATTTGATCGCGTTATCTATGCCCTGTAGCAAACTATCATTAATTGAGATTGTTTTGAGAATCGCTTCATGATCACCACTTGATCCATTGCCACCAAAGATATCGTTTTGGCCATAATGTTTTCTCAAGTGGATGATATTCTCATAAGGAAGTGTATAGGCATCACCATTTTCGAATAAGAATTTAATATAGTAACGATCACCTTGATCAACAATCATTTCAACAGTAATCGGTTTTAATGGATATAGCCCAATAAGGTGTCCTGTGTTTTTATCAAACCTTGGATAGATAAAGGCATTCTCATTCAGTAGCAATGTCGTAACAACCTTATAGATAAAATCATAAACAGTCATGATTTCATTAGGTTTATGTTTCAAAAGAAAAGACAGTTTTCCGCTTTTCTCGGATACTGTCTTATCGTTTTCTGTTTTTATATATCTTGGTTTTAGTTTTGCGCATTGACTGGCCACCCTATCAATACAAATCTTAACCACATCACTCTTTGAAATGTTTGTTCCAAAAGGTGTGTAAAATGTATTTGTGTTGTTGATGATTTGTAAGGCATCTATTGAACCTGTTTTGTTTTTTCGTTTAAATATTGACATGAATACCTCCGATTATTCTTATTAAAGCATATTTTCAAAATCTATTTTATATCTATTTAAAACTGCATATGCAATAATCAAAGCGACTGTCCCATCAATTCTTTTGTACTTTGAATTTAACTTTGAGGGTTGAATGTTTCCATTTAAATCAACTTTAGCTTGTGTATTGGATAGACACCATTTTAATATAGGATTATTATCATAAACTAATAGATTATTTTTAAGGTCTGCTTCCATTTGCTTCATTGGTTCTGATAAAGAATAGATGCCTTGTCTAACCTTTTCCATGTTAAACCCTAAGTCTTCCATTTCTTTAATCCAGTATTGCGAATTCCATGGATCATACCCTACCCAAAGAGGTCGTATACCGTAGGTTTGAATCATCTTCATAAACCACTTTGTAACAAGACTAAAATCATTTTGATTTCCCTCAGTCAATGTTACAAATCCTTTCTTGATCCATATATCGTATGGAACATTATCTTCAGTGATTCTTTTATCTAACACTTCTCTTGGCATAAAGAAATGTGGAATGATATACTTTTTGTTGCTATCTATTTTCTGAACAATCAAAACTGCAGCTGTTAAGTCTGTAGTCGATGATAAGTCAACACCACCAATGGCATAGCTATCTCTTAGATCATCAAGACTATATCTTTCCTCATTGTTTAGATCATCATAAGATAACCATGAACCTGAATCTGCTTGTTTGATGTTAAAGTCCTTACAAAGCATAGTAACTCTTGTTGATAAATCATGTTTAGATTTATTCATAACATCCTCAAGATATGAAGTTGTCTTAACAACTCCTAAGCTAGGATTGGATTTTTGCCATGTGTTAGGATCATCATAGATTTCTTTAGTTGAGTCTTGCGTATATAACCAAGGTAAAACTCTCTCATCCTCAATTTCACCTTTAATCATCTTTCTAGCATAATCTAATTTACTATCTAAAAAACCACCAACGGTTGTCCCTTCAGTGGTTATGATAAATATGAGTGGTTCTTTCTTGGTTGATTGTGATTGTTTGATTGCATCATAAACTTTAGAATCAGTCATCTCGTGAACTTCATCTATACAACCAACTTCAATATTGTAACCATCTTTATTTCTTGATTGAGCAGATAGCTTCTTTATCTTATTTTTTGTTTTAGGTGAATAGATAAAGAAAATGTTTTTCTTACTTCTAGTGTCTTTAGATAAGGCTGGGGATTGCTCACGCATATTGTTTATCTCCTCAAAGAGAATGTTAGCTTGTTCTGTTGTATTAGAAGCACAAACAATATCAACTCCACCTCTAGATAAAAAGAACTCAGCAAGATCTAATCCTGCAATAAATGTAGTCTTCCCGTTCTTGCGTGCGATCAACAATATAACTTCATTAAACCTTCTTAAACCTGTTTCAACCATTTTAAACCCATAAGCAGTTTGGATAATTGCCTTTTCCCATAGTTCTAATATAAATGGTTTTCCATTAAAGGGTGACTTGGTGTGTTTGCAGAAAGTTTCTATAAAGTCAATTCTTAAATTCCCTGGTTTCTCATCAAAAATATATTTAGGATTATCCAAATCAACAATTAGTTTATCTATTTGATTGTTGAGTTCCTCACCAACGAGAATATTTCCTTTCTGGATTTCATTATAGTATTCAACTAGATAGTTCATTCACTTGCTCTCTTAAGAAACTCATCAAATGCATCATCTCCATCATTCACTTGAGTAGCAAGGATTGAATTCAAAGCTTTAATGACTGTTCCATATGAATTAACAAGCTTTGTATAATACTTGGCTGCTTCGGTTTGGCGTTGTGCACCTTTAGAAGAGATTTGAATTGCACCATAATTAATCATTTGATCCTGAAGTTTGCTTAATTCAACCTTCATAAATGCAGCTTGCTGTATAAGATTATCTACTAATTCCGTCTTAGTTTCATCGACCAAAGAAAAAAGCGACTTTAGTCGCTTATATTCATTATCAATTATAAAATCTTTTGGATGCATATTACTCCTCGCTATTCTCTCTAATAAACACTTTTTCCAGAAAATC